TTGCTGTAACTGGAACGGTGGTAACTGCGGCTAACGTTATTGACGAGATGGGCAAAGTAGTCGACGCTATACCAAGTACGGTTTACGGAAAAGAGGACTTATTTATATACGTTGCGCCAAACGTAGCAAGAGCTTACATTCGTGCTTTGGGCGGATTCGGAGCAAATGGCTTAGGTGCAAATGGTGTAAATAATCAAGGCACAACTTGGTTTAACAACGGAGCATTATCTTTTGATGGTATTCCAGTTGTAGTCGCTCAAGGATTACCAGCTTCATCTATGATGGCAGCGCAAAAATCAAACTTATTCTTTGGAACTGGTCTGCTTTCAGATCACAATGAAGTACGAGTTTTAGACATGGCTGAGCTTGACGGTTCTCAGAACTGTAGAGTAATCATGAGGTTTACAGCGGCAGTTCAAATGGGTATTAACGGAGATGTAGTTATCTACGCTTAGAATATTAACCAGAATATTTAAAAGGGTGGGTAAAATTGCCTGCCCTTTTTTATTCATAACACTATAAATAACATGAGTTGCGATATTACCAACGGAAGAGTTGAGGAGTGCAAAGACAGTGTATCTGGATTGAAAGCTATTTACTTTGCAAACTTCGATGACCTTGACACAGACAACATTTCTTATGATGCTACAAACACGGATACAATTGACGCTTGGGCTCCAGCTGCTATTTTATCATTGTTTAAATATGAATTAAAATCGAATGAGAATAGCTTTACAACGGCTGTTCAAACATCACGAGATAATGGTACTACGTTTTTTGAGCAGACACTTGCAATTTCTTTGAAAAAACAAGATCAAGCAATGCATAAAAACATCAAACTTCTTGCTTACGGAAGACCAAGAATAATTGTACGCACAATGACTGACCAATTTTTCCTTATGGGATTGGCTCAAGGTTGTGATACAACTGCTGGTGAAATTTCCAGCGGAGCGGCGCTTGGTGACTTCAACGGCTACAAGCTCACATTTGTAGCGAGCGAGGTGCTACCGGCAAACTTTATTGATGTATCTACAGAAGCAGCTTTAAAAACTGCTTTCGCTACTGGAGCTGGCGAGGATGCAACAATTGTAACGTCTTAACGTTTCATTCCTTTCATAATGAATTGGCACTTTTCGGAGTGCCTTTTTTTGTTTATATACTAATCAATTGGTTTGTTTAGATTTTAGGAATTTTAGTTTAATGGCATATCTCATGTTTTTAATATGTTCGTATATTAGCAATGAAGAAAGTTCTGCAAATCGAAGCTATGGAGCAAATAGACGGCTTGTGAGTTTCAATTTTTATTCTTATGGAAAAAGAAACAAAGAGAAAAAAAAGAGGTTATATAATTAAATGATACTTTTACAACAAGTAGGGACTGAGCAGACGATTAGATTTATACCGAGATCGGAAAGCTACGATGGTTTGTTCATTACTGACGATCAGACCAATACTGAGGTGCAAGTAACTATCGCAAGTAGCGTTCAGGGAGATTACTATGACACGATAAATGCTACGTTCAGTTTAGTGCAGAATCATTTTTATAATTTAGAGATTAGGAATGGCACGACGGTTGTTTATAAAGACAAGATTTTTTGCACAAATCAAAGTGCAGAATCTTATTCAATAAACAACGGTAAATTTACAAGTCAATCCTCAGACAATGAATTTATAGTTTTATGAGTAAAGACGTTCACATATTAGAATTAGCAGCTTACGAAGCACCAGTAATTACGGAAAACAAAAAAGATGATTACGTTTCGTTTGGGGAAGACAACAACTATTATCAATTTTTGATTGATTGTTACACTAATAGCACCACTCAAAATGCAATAGTCAACAATACTTGTCGGTTGGTATATGGAAAAGGGTTAACGGCAATAAATGCTTCTCAGAAACCAAGCGATTATGCAGCAATGGTTTCCATGTTTAGCAAAGAGGATGTGAGGAACATGGTCAATGACTTAAAATTATTAGGTCAATGTGCTATGCAAATAATCTATTCTAAGGATCGTAAAAAGATTGCTCAGGTACATCACATGCCAGTGCAACTATTACGGGCTCAAAAGTGCAATGCAGATGGAAAAGTGGAAGGCTATTACTATTCAGACAATTGGACGGATATAAAAAATTACCCACCTAAGCTAATACCAGCATTTGGAACTTCAAATGAGGCTATTGAAATCTATTTCGTAAAACCGTACTCTGTTGGATTGAAATACTATGCATTACCAGATTACGTTGGAGCATTACCTTATTGTACTTTAGAGGAGAGCATCAGCGAGTATTTAATCAATGAAGTAAACAACGGATTTAGCTCAAGGTCAGTAGTAAACTTTAACAATGGAGCACCAAGCGAAGAACAACAAAGATTGATCAAAAATAAGATCATGCAGTCGCTAACCGGTACGCAAGGCGAAAAGGTTATAGTAAGTTTTAATAGTAACGCAGAAAGCAAAACTACTGTTGATGCTATGCCAGTAAACGATGCTCCAGATTTATACTCCACTTTATCTGAGGAGTGCTTAAGAAAAATCATGCTTGGGCACAATGTAACTTCACCTTTATTATTTGGCATCGCATCTACTAATGGCTTTTCCAGTAATGCAGATGAGTTAAAAAACAGTTACATTCTTTTCGACAACATGGTTATTCGACCAATGCAAGAGCTTTTATTGGATTCTTTTGATGAGATACTTGCATACAACGGGATAGCTTTAAACTTGTACTTTAAAACATTAAAGCCATTAGAATTTACAGATTTAAGTGGCATGATGGACAAAGAACAAATCGAAGAAGAAACTGGTATAGAACTTAGTCAGGACAGCCAAGTATTACAAGACTTCTTTGATAAAGGAGAGGACATTGAGCAAGAGGGTTATGTTTGTATTGATGAGAGAGAGGTTAATTACGATTTAGAGGATGGCTTTGACGCTGAGTTAAAAAAAATTGCAGAGAAATTCAAACCTAAACAAACAACACTTTCTAAAATTGTAAACCTATTAAGAACTGGAAGGGCGGCACCTAACAAGGATTCGGAGCAAGACAGAGAGATTGATGGCACATTTTTCAAGGTCAGATACCAATATACTGGAAACCCAAGCCCTCAGCGTAAGTTTTGCAGACTGATGATGCGTAAACAAAAGGTTTATAGAAAGGAGGACATACTTGCATTAGACAATCAACAAGCAAACCCAGGCTTTGGACCATTTGGAAGCGATACGTATTCAATCTGGTTGCACAAAGGAGGTGCTCGATGCAAACACAAATGGAAGCGCAGAACGTATATGAGCGTAGGCAAGAAGGCTTCAATAGGATCAGCTAAAACCAAAGAGATTACAGAAAGCGTTGCTCGTGGAATGGGTTATATAGTTGAGGATGCTACATGGAATCAGGCAAGTATTGAGCCAATTAAAACGGAGACGAATGGATATTACAAAGGCAATCCAGCAACAAGAAAATATTGGGAGAACTAAAACATGGCAAAAGCACTATTAATTACAAGACAAGATATTGTGCGGTTTACATCAATGAACGGCAATATTGATACGGACTTATTCATCCAGTATATTAGCATTTCTCAGGACATAGAAATACAGCAGATGTTGGGAACTGATCTACTGGAAAAGATACAAGCTGATATTGTGGCCGGCACATTAGCAAATCCATATTTAGCGTTGCTCAATGATTATATTAAACCATGTTTGATCCATTTTGCTTTTGCTCGTTATTTACCGAACGGAGCATATACGGTTTCAAATAAGGGAATTTTCCAGAATATAATACAAATAGCGATGGAGATGTTTACCCAGATAATGACATTAATTTTACTGGATGGGTAATATAAGATACAAGACAAAACAAAGAAACGAACAGAAGTTAAAACTGTATTTAAAAAAATTAGAAAATGGCAGACGTAAAGATCAGCGCACTAACGGCAAAAGGAGCTAACTTAAGTTCAACAGACAGACTTGCAATAGCAGAGGTGTCTGGTGGCTCTTTTGACAGTAAGCATGTTACTGGAGAGGAAATAATAATTGCTGCTAATTTAGTAACTAGTCGTGCAGTATCTACTACGTCTCACACTTTAGCTTTAGCAGATGCACATAAGTTTATTCAGTTTGACAATGGTAGTGCAATAGCAGTTACTATTCCTACAAATGCATCGGTTGCTTTTTCTATTGGAACACAAATATTGTTTAGCCAGCATGGTGCTGGTCAAGTCACATTTGCTGGCGCTGGAGGTGTTACGGTAAATTCTGCTGGAGGTAAATTAAAAACAACAGCACAATATAGTATGGGAAGCTTGATAAAGATAGCTACTGATGAGTGGTATATAACAGGAGATTTAACAACGTAATGCAGATAGCGACACACGGCATATTAGCGGCAAGTGCAAGTGCAGCAGCAAGTTTTAGCAATACTAAAAGCATAAACCTTAACGGAGTAGACGACTTTGTTACACTTGGCGATATTTCAGATATAGAAAATATAAATACTTTAAGTATTGGCTTATGGTTTAAATACGATTCAATTGCGTCAAGCGCAGACGGCTTAATAAGTAAAGATGATTCTACAAGAGTAGACGGCAATTGGTATATTGCTTTGCAATCTAATCAAGTTCGTTTTTTGCTAAAAACTGCAAACGGTCAAGATGCTTTAAATAGTACAACTTTAAGCAGTGGAACGTGGTATCATACACTTTGTGTTTGGGATGGCTCAAATATGAAAATATATATAAATGGAACATTAAATAATTCAATTAGCGTCACAAATGCAACGGGTACTTTAGGAAGTACAACGGATAATGTTAGATTGGGTAAAAGATTATCTGCAGCAGGTTATTATAACGGCAGAATGGATGAAGTTGCAATATGGACTAATGACCAAAGTAGTAACGCAAGTGCTATGGGTTCAACGCCTATAGATTTAAGCACCTATTCGCCTTTACATTGGTATCGTTGCGGTGACGGAGATACTTCGCCAACCTTAACAGATAATGGTAGTGGTAGTAATAACGGAACTATGAATAATTTTAGTACATTCTCAACTGATGTACCTACATAAAAACGAAATAAATTAAAAACAATGTTAAAAAACTTTAGTACATACGCAATAATACAAACAAGTGATTTGTCAAACATAGACTTTGATCAAATAGGCGAAACAAACGAAAACACTTTACGCTACAATTTAGCCAATACTGAGTTCGTAATAAAGTGGAATACAACACCAACTTTTATAAGTGACGGTACTGTCGTACCTGTTTCTACATTAACACATTCAGAAGCTTTAGCGGTTATGGCTACGGCAGAATGGTCAGAGCCAGAACCTGTAGAATAATGGATATTAGAAAGCACCAAAATGTATTAGCCGTTCTGTATTTTGCAGCTGGATATTTCTTTGCTTTTACTTTGCTATTTACGACTACAGAAATACACTTAAAAGCCTGTGGTTGTTTATGTACAATTTACTATACTTGGCTATTAGCTGAACAACTATAATATGAAAACACAAGTCTTACTGTTAATTACAAAAATTAAACTCAATTTATCAAAGCTAATGGCAATCATTTTTTCATTTTTTTTACCTATAGTTGGTATTCTAATTCTTATCGCAGCGGCAATATTACTGGACACACTTTCAGGCATCTACAAAGCACGTAAACTTAAACAACCGATCACAAGTCGTAAACTTTCGGCAATTATGTCAAAGATTCTACTTTACGAAGCTACAGTTATACTATTCTATTTGATTGATTATTTTTTAGTTAATGAAATAGTGTATTCTTTCTTTAGCATAGATATGTTAGTTACCAAAGTTTTAGCACTTACACTTGTTTCTATTGAAGTTGTATCTATAAATGAAAATTATCGTGCAATCTATGGCAAAGATATTTGGAGTGCGCTTAAGAACTTGTTTGCTCGTGCTAAAGAAGTAACGCAAGACTTTAAAAACGTAAATAAAAATGAAAATATGTAAATGCTGCCGACAACCGATTAAGTCAGATAGTAAAAACTTATACATATTTGACAACGGTCACGGTGGAATTATAGACGGTGTTTATCAGACGGCTGGTAAGCGTTCACCGATATGGTCTGACGGTTCACAATTATTCGAAGGCGAATTTAATAGATCAATAGTTAAACGTTTAGTTGCTATGTGTGAAAAAGCTAATATAGATTATGTTAATTTAGTAGACACGAATGTAGATATACCTTTAAGCACCAGAACAAGCCAAGCCAACGAAATCTACAGAAACACGGACAAGCCTTGTATTTATATTTCTATTCACGCTAATGGCTTTAGTGACGAAGCTGCTAATGGTTGGGAAGTTTACACAAGTGTAGGCGAAACAAAAAGCGATGAAATAGCAGAAGTTCTATTCAACAAAGCACAAGCAGAATTTCCTACACACAAAATGCGTAAAGATACTCGTGACGGTGACGCAGATAAAGAAAGTAATTTTTACGTTCTTAAGAATACGGCTATGCCAGCAATATTAAGTGAAAACTTTTTTATGACAAATGAAGCTGAATGTAGGTTATTGATGTCTGAAGAAGGACGTGACAGAATAGCCAAGATACACTTTGAAATGATACAAGAACTTGAAAAATGAGAATAATTGCTATAATTTGCGTTTTAACGCTTTTTTCTTGTTCGGCTAACTATCACTACCGTAAGGCACTTAAAAAAGGCTTAGAAGTCGTTAAAACAAGCGACACGATAAGAATTACAACTATTGATTCAGTACCAGTAATAAAACACGACACAATTGTATACGAACACTTCTACACACAAAAAGATACAATAGTATTTTATAAGAACGTAGAAATACCTAAAACAAGGTTAGAAACACGAATAGAATACAAGTTAAAACGTGACACTATAAAAATGATAACACGAGTAGAAGTTCAAAAAGCTAAAACTGACGCAAAAACGAATAGAAAACCAAACTATTGGTTGTTGCTTATAGGTGTTTGTATTTTAGGCTTTTTAATGTATGTAGGTGGTAAGGTAGTAAATAAGTATTTATGAAAGTAATAAGACACGGCAGCAACGTACACGAATTGCAAATAGAAAGCAAAGAAACTAAAATTGCTATGCTTTCGGATTTACATTGGGACAATCCAAAGTGTGACCGTGACTTACTAAAAAAACACCTTGACTACTGCAAAGAAAACAATATACCTGTAATGGTAAACGGTGACTTCTTTTGCTTAATGCAAGGACGTGGCGACAATAGAAGAAACAAAAGTGATATAAGACCAGAACACAACAACGCTAAATATTTAGATAGTGTAGTTACTACTGCGGTAGAATGGTTTACACCTTACGCAGATATACTAACGGTTATTGGTTATGGTAACCACGAAACAGGAATAATTAAATGGCAAGAAACAGACATACTACAAAGGTTTGTTGATCTATTAAACCTTAAATGTAATTCTAACGTTCAGACGGGCGGTTATGGTGGTTGGTTAATTGTAAAAATGATTGATAGCACAAAAATATTAAGTGTTAAAATTAAATACTTTCACGGTTCTGGTGGTGGTGGTGTAGTTACAAAAGGTGCTTTAAACTTAACGCGTGCTTTAGAGCTTTACGAAGGTTGTGACGTTTATACTATGGGACATATACACGAAAATAGCGCACGTAATGACGTCAGAGATACATTAAACCACAACGCGTATAAAGGCTATTATGTAAAACACAAGCCTATTCACTTAATGATAACAGGCACTTATAAAGAAGAATATCAAGAAGGCGCAAAAGGTTGGCACGTTGAACGTGGCGCACCAATAAAACCTGTAGGCGGTAGGTTCTTGACTATAAAAACAGAACGAGACAGGTCAAATAAAGATGACGTTGTACGTAAATACATAGATTCACATAGAATATTCTAAAAAAAGTTAATTTATAACTTACTGAAAACAAAGCAGTTATAAAATAATTGTAATTTTTTTTGTTAAAAAGTTGTTTTTTTTGTTGATAAGTCAAAAAGAGTTATTATATTTGTATATACAAATTAATTAAATACTTAAAAAAATGAAAAAACTTAATGATCTTTATTTGACAATTGAAGAATTTGACAAAGAATTAGATAGTTGTTTGACTATATTACAAGAACCAACTGAAAATAAAAAATACTATGTATGTGAATATGTTTCATATTCGTTGCATAAAAGTTTAGTTAATGTTTATATAAAATAAAAAAATGACACGTTTAGAAAAATTAGAAACACTTACACAAATTGATGAGTACATTAAGTACTACGAAAGACTTATTGACGACAGACAATGGTCTAATGAATTTGGTGTTGGTCAAGTTATGCAATCTATTAGAAAGACGAATGACCACGACATTGACATTTACACAAGATGTATTGCAAGACTTAATCAAAGATTTAGAAAATTAGTATTAACACTTAAATAAATAGATATGTCAGAGGAAATAACAAAGAGATTGCACGACATTAATACGTTTATGAGTACAGAGGACAATGAAACGTATTTAATAGGCAGAGATGAGAATGGAAAGGACTTTACTTTAGTTCTGGATACCATTGAATTGTTGGAATGGCTCGACATTAAATATATGAAAGAGCAGAGTAAAAAATATATTAATAATCTTTAAATAAATAATTATGTACGAAGTTATAGGAACATACCAAAATTGTAGTCCTGAGGTATTGGACGAAGCACACACTAAAGAATATGCCTTAATGCTTATGAGAGAATACAAAGTAGCATTTGGCGAAGGTTGGAAAATTTATATAAAAAAAGTAAGACAATGAGAAGTTACCCAATATGGAATAGCGTTACGGCGTGTATTTACAAATCAGACAAAAGCTATGGTGCGCAAAATGAAAGCACCAATAGAATCTATGTCGGCAGTTCAAAAAACAACAGCCACAAGTTAGCAACAATAACAACTAAAAAGCATATACTTAACGACCAGATTAGCTTTGAATTAAGTGTTAATGGTAAAATAATCAATGTTTTAAAGTTTGAGAATAATAACGGAATAGCAGGTAAATTAATACAAGAAAAAACATTATGAAAATAGATATACATGAGCTTGATTCAGCCGATTACAAAGTAGAATTTGCAATAAATAGTATTGATTACAAATGCTATTATGATATTCATGAAATAAGGCAGGAATATCCAGTTAGCTTTAATACAATCACATCTAAAACCACGTATGAAATAGAGGAATTTTTGTACCGAGTACCAGATGTTAAAACCTTAGAGAGAGATGACAACGAGGCTGTTGTTGATCCTGGAGAGATTTGCCGATGGCTTGAGTTAAGAATTAATAGTTATGACCATGAATAAAATAAACTCGTTTAGATGGAATAATTTTGACCACAAATTATATCTGAGATACCTAAAAGCAAAAGGAATGTACAAATACAGAATCACTTATAAGTATTACAAAGGCAATAATACTGATGCAGAATGCTGTAAAGCTATTAAATATGTTACGGCTTATGATCGAAAAGATGCTATTAATAAATTTGATTTGTGGAAAGGGTTAATTTTGAAAGTCGAAAAATTATGAAAAGATTGATCGAATATATTTACACAATAATAATAACTTGGATATATGGAAGACTTGATTAAAGACATTGAAAAGTGCGTGAAAAAGCACAATTTAAGAACTAAAAGCAGATACAGGCAGATAGTTCATCGCAGAATGTTTATTTATAATTTATTGCATACGCATAAAGTACCCGTATCACATATTGCCAATTATTTTGGTATGCATCATGCTACTGTCATTCATGGATTGAAGCAGATTAAAATCTATAAAAATGACAAATTATATCTGGAGGACACGGAAATTTATCGCAGATACTTTGAAATCAGATTGAAAAAATATAATATTGATATTTCGCAATCAAAATATATTTTAGGTGCTTTATGCTCTATGCAATATTACCATATTCTAAAGGATATAAACCAAACTGTATTTGATATTGAGAAAAGAATAAAAAAATTACGTGAAAGAATAAATAATTTATAATAATGGCAAAGGACAAAAAAAGTTTTATACTCTATGCGGACATCATTCACTCCGTTAATATCCTGGATAATGAGCAGACAGGAATATTATTTAAACACATTTTAGCTTATGTAAATGACCAGAATCCAGAGGTTAATGATCCACTCATCAAACTTGCATTTGAACCTATTAAACAACAATTAAAAAGGGATTTAAGGAAATATGAGGATATGCTTAAAAAAAGAAGTGAGGCAGGGAAAAAAGGAATGGCTAAAAGATGGTCAAAGGATAACAAAAATAACACAAGTTATCAAAGCATAACAAGTATAACTGATAATGATACTGATACTGATAATGATAATGATATATATAAGAGCTTCGCTCATTTATCTATTACAAAAAGCCAATATGAAAAGCTTTGTTTAGAGTATGGAGTAAATAATACAGATAATGTTTTGGAACAGATTGAAAACTATAAACAGAACACTAAATACAAATCCTTATATTTAACTGCAAAGAATTGGCTAAGGAAAATGCCAAAAGATGAGAACAATGATAAATTAGTTCAACAAGCAAAGCAGTTAGGTTATGTTAAGTAAGGGAATTCACAACAAATATTTATTGGATTTAAAGCATGGCAATATTCGGCAAGGTCTGGGTATCGGTTGCAAATTAGATGAGTATTATTTGTTCAAACAAAAAGAATTAACTATAATTTGTGGTCATGACAATGTTGGCAAAAGCTATTGGATCTTTTGGTATTTTTTGGTATTGGCTTTAAAACATGATTTAAAGTTTTGCATATATGCGGCAGAAAATCAATATGGGCAAATAATGAGAGATTTGATTCAAATGTATGCTGGTATCAATTTTAATAAATTATCTGATAAGCAAATCATGAGTTATGCAACGTATTTAGAGCAGTATTTTGATTTTATAGATAATTCAAAACTATATACTCCAGAGGAGCTGATAAAAGAGTTTGATAAAAGCAATGCTCATGGTTTTTTAATTGATCCATATACGGCTCTAAACAGAAAATTTGGATATGAGGCTAACTATGAATTTCTAAATATGACAAGACAGTATGTTAATCAATCGGGAAAAAGTATTTATATTAA